CCTTTTTCCATTATAATTCATTAAGTTATACCCTTTTCGCTCGATACCGCTGGTGCCGGCACCGGCCCAAGACCAACGGCCGCGCGTTTCTCCTCCAGCGTCAAAAAGTCCGCCGCGCCTACTTGCGCCCACAAGCGCTCGCGATCTTCGGCCAGCGCAGGGATCGCATCCAGATCAATATCCAGCTTCAAGCCATCAAAATAAGGCCGAAGCCCTTCGCCAAGTGCATCCAGTATCTTGCGCGCAAGCGGAATGATGCTCTGGTTCCAAAGCGCGCGATTTGCCTCGCGATAATTGGCATAAGTCGCATCGCCCGGCAGGCCAAGCAGCACTGGCGGCACGCCGAACGCGAGCGAGATTTCCCGCGCTGCTGCCTCCTTCAACCCGGCGAAATCCATTTCGGCTGGCGTCAGCGCCATCGCCTGCCATTTCAGGCCGCCTTCAAGCAACATTGGCCGTCCGGCATTGCCCGCGCCCTGAAAGCTTGCGGACAACTCCTCCTTCAACCGCGTATATTGCTCGCCGCTTAACGTGCCGCTTTCACCCATTTCGTGGACCAAAGCGCCGGACGGCCGCGCTGCATTATCGAGCAACGCCTTGTTCCATTTGGTCGCTGCATTGTGCGTTGCCACCGCGCCCGATGCCGCGCCCAGGCAGCCAAGCCCGTAATGGTCATCAAGCGGGTGGATTGAACGAATGTGGATGATGCTATCGGCGGGCAAGCGGCTTGCGACCTGGCCTGCTTTATACACAAAAGCGATTGGCCAGCCGCGCTGGTCTGCCTCGATCGTCATACGTTCGGGGCGCAGCGCGAACAACTCGGCTGGCCGACCGTCGATGCCGGACAAAATTTCGATATAGGCATTGCCATGCAACAACAGATGCGTCGCGACCGTCTCCATCAACGCCTGCCCGGCCGAGGTGGCCTTCAATAGTTCCAATGCGTTTGGAACGGTCGCAGTCAAAGGCACAGACGCAAGCCCCTCGGCGATCAGCCGCACCGCGCGCTGCGCAATCGCGTTCGACAGATAGCCCTCGCGCATCTGCGCCTCATAATCGCGCGGCCATTGCCCGAGGCTTCCCGAAGCATAGCCGCGCAACCCAGGCAAGCGGTCCTGCTGCACACGCGCTTTTGCCGGACGCAGCAAGCCACGCCCGGCTGATTTCCAACCGAAGATATTCATCTTACTTGTCCTTTTGATTAAAGCAAACGTACCCGTGGTATCCGTTCGGCCTTGCCAAGCATCAGCTCGGTCAAGGCCCACACCAATGCGTCGGCGCGGTCGGGGGATCGGCCCGGGCCTTCATAGCCGCCGCCTGCAAGTAGGCCGCACATCTGGTCTTCCAGTTCCGGAAATCCGCCAACGTGAAAGACACTTCGGGTCTCGTACAAGGCCGAGACAGGCTCGGCGCGTGCCGATTTACCGCGGCTGGCGTGGACGCGCTTGACGGGCATCGCAAGGTCGGCGGCGCGCAATACGCTTTCGACCATGTTCCCGCCCTGATTGTCTTCGGCAATGACGCGGTCGGCTTGCCAAACCTCCACCGCATTCGCGACCGCGCGCGCCCAGCGTTCCGGAGACGCGCCCGAAATGCTGTGGTCGGCCAAGACATAGCCCTTTCTATCCGCGCCAACCCCCACAGCGACGATGCCGCATGCGTCGCCCTTTTCGGAAATGGGCGGATCAACGCCGATGACCACGCGCTGCATCTCTGGCGCGGCGGGTGCGCGTTGTCGTTCAATCAGGTCGCGTGTCCACAGTGCCCCGGCGGCATCCTTAATCAGCTCGCCCTCCAGCTCCTGTCGGCCCCAACGTGTTCCGGCATGTGCCGCGTGCATATTGGCAAGGAATTCAGTCGGCAGATGCGTTGCATTATCCGCCGTCCGGCCGCGCGTGATCGCAACGCCGTCTTCTGTATTCAACCGGAGCACCAGCGGCACCGCGCGCGGCGTCGTTGTTGCCATCGCGCGTGGCTTGTCGCCCAACCGAAGCCCGAGCATGAGATTGTCCCACGCGGCAATTCCGCTTGGCCATTTGGCAATTTCGTCAGCCCAGGCAAAGTCATGCTGCGGCCCGCGCAGGCTTTCGGGCTCGGCGGCGGAAAACAGCGTCGCGGTTGCCTTGTTGCTCCATGTCAGGCGGCGCAGGCTTGGCTCCCATTCGGGCCGTTCGGCAAAAGGCAGCGACAATAGACCGCTTTCGCCCTCGACCATCACCTGCCGCGCCTCGTTCAACGTTGCGCCAACCAACGCAAAGCGCGCGCCGGGATGTTCAGACGCCAGCGCGCTCACCCATTCGGCCCCCATACGTGTCTTGCCATAACCACGGCCAGCCATCAACAGCCAGACGCGCCAGTCCACTTCGGGTGCGCTCTGGTCATTGCGTTCCCAAAATCGCCATTTCTTGGTGTCGGCAAAGCGCTTTGCAGTCATCCGCCGAATATGATCGACCATGTCGTCATGCGGCAAAGCAAGGAGCGCCTGCGCATTAGGCGGCATCAAGATTGCCTCCGTCGGCGTCCGGCGCTTTTTTCGGCGCGCTGGCACGCGCCGCTGCGGCGGCTTTGGCTGCATCTGCACGGTCGCGCATTTGCGTGAGTTTAAGGATCAATTGCGCCTTCAACGTCGCCAGGTCGGGCTTATTCGGCAGCGGCGCGCTGGCCCAGGCCCCGCCCTTTACCGACGTTCGGTGCGCGGCCAACAAGGCAATCGCCAACCGGTGCTTTTGCGCCCGCGCTTTCAACGTCGCGTCCGCCGTGCGCCCGCTGGCGGTTTGCAAAGCCTCGGCCAGCAAGTCAGTTTCCAATCGGGCATAGCCCTCCGCCAGCGCAAGCGCCCAATCGCTCCGAAAGGCTGGCGACCGCCGCCGCTCGCCATACACTGCGCTACCGGTAACGCCAGCCGTCCGCGCCGAAGCCGCCACATTTGCCGTCTGCGCCAAATGATCGAGAAACAGCCGCCGAATTTTAGCATTCAACCGCGCGTCCGACGCGGGTTTTCGATTAATGGCCATGTCAGCCCTCCTGAGCGCAAAGAAAAAGGGCCGAAGATCACTCTTCAGCCCGTGGGATGTTTGTAAGGCGGGTCACGCTGCGACTCGCAATTTTCGACTATGCCTAACTCTAACCAAATAGAGTTACGATGTCAATATATATTTACCTATTTGGTTATAATATCCACGCTACCGCAGCTGGCTGTCCTTGCTGCCCCGTCGGTTGATCGTCGAATGTTGCACTGATACATCCCGCGCGGCTTGGCATGTTATGCATGTGCGCACGCCGGGCAAGGCCGCTTGGCGGCGTTCGGGAATAAGTTCGCCGCAGTCATCGCAATATTCTGCGCTTGGTCCTGCCGGTAGACGCGCACGCGCGCCGGAGACCGCGTCTTTCACGCTATCGTCGATCTGGTCCTGAACCGCGCCGTCACGTGCCCATCCGCCTGCCATCAATGTTGCTCCGCATGCGGCCCAAGCGCCGACTGGATTACCAGACCCCATAATGCCGCGTCATTTTCGTTGGTCAAGGCAGGCGGCGGCGCACGCAGCGTTTTCAGGACGGCAATCGCATCATCCTGAAAATCGGGCCAATTGGCGTCGACCAGCACCGATGCGTCTTCGTCGCCTGCTGCGCCTGCGGCATTGCGGCTGAAATATTGACCGGCGAGCACGCGTGATATCCTTTCGATGGTCTCCATATTAGCGTGTCCCTCCATGCGGTTCATCCGCGCCGCCATCGCCGTCTTTGGGCGCGACGGGTGGGAAGCTACCGCCGCCGCCTGCCGGGTCCGCGTCATAATCCTCTGGCGCGCCAGAACCGCCGGCACCTGCGCCAGCGCCGGTTACTTCACCATTGCCATAGCCGGGAGGCATGCCGCGATTTTCTTGAGCGTCGTTGGCGGGTTCAGGGGCGATGGGCTGGGGGGGTTGTGTCTGAGGAGTCTGTGTTTGCGGGGCCTGCGTGTTCGGCACTTCAGTGTTTGGCGCTTCAGGCTCGGCTGGGGTCTGGTGGTCGGTCATGTTTCAATCTCCTTACCTGCAACAACCGCTCCGCCTTAAAAGAGGTTCCCACGTGCACGGCGAACCGAGGACATCGGCTGACAAGATGATTTCGCTTCCTACCTACTTTGGGTAAGGCAGGCACATGGCGCGCATCATCCTGTTCAACAAACCCTTTGGCGTCTTGCCGCAGTTCACCGACAAGGGCACCGCCGGGTCGCCGCGCCCGACCCTGTCCGATTTTATCGATGTCCCTGGAGTATACCCGGCTGGCCGGT